TGCACTGCCTATATCGCCGTCATAGCCTTCACTCACAAGCACTTGCGCGAGCTGTTTTGCCGTCGTATAGCTCGACCAGTCGCAGGAATATTTTTTGCCGGTTGTCGCGTCATCGCCCGCTCTTGCGTCAAATATAATTATGTCGCCTGTACCCCACGACGATGGGGCGGTATTATCCGACCAGTTGGCGGCAACGCTTGCGTCGCCCTCATTACCACTGTTATTCCCTAACCAATATCTTGTCGCCATATATCACCTCTACTTAAAAACTGCCATCATTCTTTTGTCTGTTGAATTCCATCTCAAACTTGATGTCGTACTTTCGCCACCATAAGGCAATGTCATATCAAGATAATATCGAGTTTCGCCGCTTACAGTTCTTGCAACAAGCGGAACGACCTCGCCCTCTGGAATCCATATTGCAAAGTCTCTCAAATCTCTAACTTCATTTTCAAAGCCAAGCGCATATTCGATTTTTATCTCCTCGCGTTTAGACCAGTATAATTGCCCTAATGGCTTATCCGGCGCATTCCCTGAATTACTTATATGGTCTTTAATGCAAATATAAGTTGCGTCATTTACTGTAGGATAAGCGACAATAGATTGTACCGTACCTTCTGGATAACCATCATTGTCGTAATAATTCTGGCCAATCGCCCAAACGGCAGTATCTTCTGTTGTGATAAGCCTTACCGTATAATAACTTCGGCCTGTATAATCTTCACTTTGCGGGTCTGCACTTGGGTCTGGATATGCCGGACATTCGATTATTTTGCCCCAAATTGTTGTTGCGATACCGGCCATTTTTGTTGCAGTATTTTTGACGACGGCTGATATTACAACCCCAGTATGCGGATTATTCGAGACCTGAATACTACCAGAGCCTCTAATATTACTTAATGCATTTAATCTCCGAATTATTTCGTTTATTTTTTCGGCGGTAATTTCTTGATATTTTTTAAGCTCGTTTATCATTATTTTCACCTCCAGGCGCAAAATTAGGCATTTGCCTGCCCGGATTAACTGTCGGCGGCAGTATATTCAAATTACTTTTGCTGCCGAGAATAATTTCTGCAGAGCGCGAACCGTTCGGGTCTTCTATATTATCGCCGAACCAATCTCTTGGCGGGTATAAATATAAATATTTCCTGTCCATCGATGAGCCAAAGTTGACGCCGTTCTGATAGTTCCAGCCGTTCTTGTTATACGCAAACGTAAAGTCGTACCTCCAACAAGCCGGCCTCACCCTCGTAATAGGACACCCAGTTAATAACCAGCAGCCTTCATCATCAAAGCTGTTCATAAATGGTTTATTCCACGGCAAATCGGTCACTGTTTGATAGTTAGGGCCTATCGCCCAATTTGCATATTTAAGTAAAAATCCCGTATAACCGTTTACAGTATTGATATTCGTTAATGCTTTTTCCGGACAAAATCTCGACGAATACAAGGAAATTCGTAATATAACTTCGCTGTTCTTAATAATTAAATTCGGAATCGCTCCATCTGTTGTCGTCGTATCTCCCGTATAGTCCTTATAAATATCCGCCCAATTTTTTCTTGCCTTCACCGGCGTAGAATTTTCAGGCCACGGTGAAGAAGAACTGCTCCAAACATCCACATAACAGTAATCCGTAGTTGTTCCAGTGTCCTCATCTTCTATCGCTATATTTGAATAAACATTGTCAAAAGATGAAACATCAAACGATTCCTGTATAGATGTTGTCGTGTCCTCGATATGCATAACATCATCAGTCGGCGACGGAGCTATCGTAGAAAATAAGCAGGCGATTTTCATATTAGTATTGTCCAATCGCTCCCCAATAATATCTGTGCAAAACATTTTTTTTGCCAAATCCTGGCGTGTTGCCATGTTTGTCCAAGAGCGGTCTGGCGACCAATGGTCTAACGACTCTCCAATATACGGCATTCGATTTATTCCGTCTGTCCAATTAGCAGCGTCCGTCGCTGTGCAGGTGAAACTTAATTCCACCGATACGCCTTCTATCGTATATCGCCATTTACAGCTGTAAAAATCCTGCGTAATCATCAATTAACCTCACCGACTCTCTTTGCGCCTTGTCGCCATAAATCTCGTTGCTTTTGCGATACTTCTTTTATTTTCCCGCCATAATGCAATTTTTGCAATGCGAAATTTTCTTCTGCAAGTCTTACTTCTCTCAAAGCAATAGTTGTATCGTAAAAGGATTTGCCGAAATCTGTAAAAATCCTGCCTATTCCCATCGCTATGCCTTTTAATATTCCTGCGGCAACAGGCAAACCAATATTGATACCAATATTTGTAAAAACCGGTGAGAATTTTTGAATTGCCTTCGATAATTCGTTTATAAGATTTTCAACAGCTTTATCAATCTGACCTCCGCTGATAAGATTTAACGAATCCTGTATCAATGCCAATGCGCCGCTCACGTGCTTGGCTATTGAATTCGCCCAATTCTGCACAGTACCGCTATTTGACAAAAACCAGTTTCCAAAGCGCTGCAAATAAGGCAATACCGCAAATCCAACCACTTCTGTTATATCGTCAAAAACATTTTTAATTCTCGCAAGAACGCCGGACGCCGATTGAGCAGATTGAACAGCGACATAAAAGGATTCAGCAGCCAATTTTTGAAATATTGCAAATTTTTGCGTTTCATTTTTTGCTTTTGATATAATAGGCACAAATCTCTGCAATAAATTAAAATCGCCCTGCATTGCCGCAAGAACAGCCTTCATTGATATACGCAAATCTTTTGAAAACACCGCGCTTAATCCTATCGCTGCCTTTGTTGCATATTCAATTTGTTCTGCCGTTAAGCCGCCCGACAAACCAAATTGCATAATGCTTTGCAATGCATCATCAGAATGCACCGTAATTTTTTGGAGGTGAGAAGATAAATTTTTAAGTCGTATAAAATTTTCCTGCGTATATTGACCGACGGATTGCAACGCTGCCGCAAGGCGAATATCAGCCTTTTCCTGTTCCAATGCTTGTTTAGTTGCATAAGCCAACGCCCCTCCAATACCGCCCGCAAGAAGCAAAGACTTAAAATTCAACAAGCCTCCTGCAATAGAGCTGACGCTTTTCAGCGACGCAGCCAATATACCTTTTGCCTTCGCAATCCCCGATACAAGAGGTGATAAATTGGCTCTTATGTCAACATAAGCCTCTGCAATTTTATTATCAGCAATACCCATATATTACGCTTTTTTATTCTTAATATTTTTGGGAAACATTTTTACCATAAATTCAGCCGCCGCCTTTCCGGTTAATGGCTTTTCTTCTTTTACGTTATATTCCATTTTAAGCAAATAATTCAACGAATTCATCACCGCATTGATTTTTTGAAAATCCCAATGCATAATTTCTTCAAATCGTATCGAACCATTTGAATAACGACAGATAAACATAATCGAATTCAATATGTTTCCTTCACAGTCATTATCAGCTATTTTTTTTTTCGCCCTCCTGCTGTGATGTTTCAATTCCGCCCATAATCTTTCCAGCAATAGCTCCGAGAGTTTCGTTGTCAAGATATTTCATATCCTGCCACGTAAATTCGGGCGAATTAGCCTGAATGGCATAAAAAACCAATCGCATTAAAACATTTATATCAGCCATCTCTTTTGTGAGTTCGCTTTCCGTAATAGTTATATTCGCGATTGTTTGCAGCACGTCCTTATAATCAATTATACCTATATCCTTGGCCGATTGAATTATTTCCGAGCGGCGCATATCTTTAATGTATCCGACTAACTGACCTAATATGTACGGCGATAATTTACTGACCTTATAAGTCTTGCCGTTTATCAGAACAGTATCTGATGAGCCGCCACTCAATACGTCCAAACTATTTAAATTATCCATTATGCGTTATTCCAGGTTAATGAGCTGTTGCCTTGAAGTTTATAAACAATTCTTGAAACATCATCAGGATTCTGAACGATGTTTAAGTCTGATACGATTGCAGTTCCAGATATATAATCATCTCCAGTCGCCGGATAAAAAGCCACAGAAACAGAGCTGCCGAGAGCTATAATAGCTTCCGATGTTGTCATTGGCGTTTCAATTTCCGCAGTCCACGTTAATAATCCGGCTGTGCGCTGAATTCCTATCGTTGTTCCCATCGGCGTAACATCAATCATATCCCTGCTTATTTTCAATGTCCATTTCGTCACAGTAACGCTTGCGCTGTTTAATGAGCCAGCCGTTATCTTTGCATTTACTCCGTGTATAGGTGCTGTTGCCATATATTTAGTCCTTTAATTATGATATAACGGTTGCACTATTGCCGACAAACGTATATCTAACCTTAACTACATCATCATTCGACGCTATAATCTCTGCGTCCTGACAATATGCCGTCGCCTGCCAGCTTCTTGACCCGTCAAGCCCCAAAGTCAAAGTGGCAGATGTTCCAACCACTGATACAATCCTGTCTGTTTCTGGGTCGCATAACGCGTCCACCGTAGCCGTAAAATCAACCCTGCCTGTTGTGTACTGTCTGTGCGTATCAGTGTTGCTCAATTGCGTTACATCTACCATTTCCTGATTGACTTCAAGCGTCCAGCTAACGGCGTCAAGGTCAACACTGTTAAACGACACAGAGCCGGTATATCCTGCTATCAAAGCCATAATTTAACTCCTAATAATCCAACATTCATAAAGTAAATCTGTTTGCATAACGTCGCCTATATACATAGCTGGCGATATTCTATCAAGCCCGAATTTCACGAGGCTATAATTTTCAATTGCGAAATTTTTTAAGTCATAGCAATTCGTTACCCCTTCCATCAAACTTGTCATATCATAACCGCCATCATAAAAGTTTACATACAAAGAAAATTTGACTTCTATCTTATAAAGCCTGCTGTTGCGGTCTCCGAGATACTGCTCGTAATCTATATCGACAATATCAAACACCAGATACGGCAAAGATGTATTCTGCGGCACGAATTTAAAATATATGCCGGACAACGCCGAATTTAATTCCTGACATTGCCTGAATTTATTTACAATCGCTTCTGATAATTCCTTGATAATCATTTTTGAGTTAATATCTTTCTTAATTTTCCCACATTTTTTGAAACCGCAGATTTAAGATATGGCCTCGCAGCCATTTTGTCCGTGCCTTTTTCGAGCCAAAGGCCGTATCTTTGATTAGTTCCGACACGCCCGAATACTCCGTTGCGGTCTTTAATAATTTCATAATCAATGCTGTTTCTCAGTATTCCAGTATCAACATTAGGAGGCTCACCCGGCACGCTTGACCAGTGAACATTCTTTCCTCTTTTATAAGGAATGTATCCTGATGCACCTGAACCGAATGAAGTTTTAATATAGTTTAATAAAAATTCACAGGCCGCAATCATACTTCGCCTTTGATGACGTTCAAGCTGATTTATAAATTTTTTATCGTACCATTTAATCATCAAATTTCCAATAAGCAATCTATCTGCAAATGATTATCTCTTGCGCCGGGATTATAAACACTTAAAATCTCATAAGTATTGCCGTCATAAATCAATCTATCGCTATTATTTATTGTAGATGTATCAGCGTT